AACATATGCGCCAGCTGTGTTTGATGATGCTGATACTAAAAATCCTAAAATTAAAGAGAGTGTTCTAAAACAAATTAATGACCAAGTTAAAGAGTTTAAAGAATATCCTGTTATCAAAATAGCATTGATTGGCTCTATACTTACAAAAAGATATAGAAATGATGCTGATTTAGACATCAATGTATTATTTGATGTACCAAAAGAAAAACAAGAACAAGAAAGAGTTGATCTTTCTCTTAAATACTTGTCAGCAAAAAATCCAAATAACATACAAGGTAAATTAATACCTGGTTCTAAACACCCAATTAACTATTATTTTATTACAGATAAAGAAACTTATGACGATCAGAATAAGAAAGCTGATGCTGTGTTTGATATTCAAGCTAACAAGTTTATCAAAAGACCAGATGATTTTACTTTTGATATGAACTTATATTTAAAAGACTTTGAAAGAAAAGTACAAGAGTTAGATGTAATTAAAGGTGAACTAAAAAGAGATATTATAGATTACAACGAACTAACAGAATTAAAACCAAATGATATTTTAGACTTACAAGAAAAGATAAAAGATAAGTTAGAAGAAATAGAAGATAGTTTAGAGGACATTGTTAAGATTGGTGATGGTGTTGACGCTGAAAGAAGAGCAGCATTTAATACAGATATGACACCAGACCAAATAAGAACTTATGGTATTAAAAACAGATTACCTAAGAATGTTATTTACAAAATGTTAGAAAAATATCACTATCTAAAATTCTATAAAAAATGTAAGAAGATTTTAGAAGATGGTATTGTGACAGATAAAGAAGTAAAAGATTTAGAAATACATGAAGCTAGAGATAAATCTATTGCGTTTACATTTGGTAGATTTAATCCACCAACTATTGGACACGAAAAACTAATTAGAAAAGTTTTATCAACTCCTGGAAATGTAAAGAAAATATATTTAAGTAGATCGCAAGATAGTAAAAAGAATCCACTATCACCAGATGTTAAGTTTAGAACTATGAGAGATATGTTTAAATACGCAAGACCAAATTTAGAGATAGTTGCTACAAATATGATATTAGATTTAATGACTAAATTACATAAAACAGGTTTTACAGATATTACTATGGTTGTAGGTAGTGATAGAGTTAAAGAATTTGAAGGTATACTAAACAAGTATAATGGTGAAAGTAATAGACATGGCTTTTACGACTTCAAAAGTATTAAAGTAGTATCTGCTGGCGAAAGAGACCCTGACGCTGAAGGAACTACTGGTATGTCAGCAAGTAAGATGAGAGATGCCGCTGCTAAGAATGATAAAGAATCTTTTAAAAAAGGATTACCAGCGTCATATAGAAGTCCAGCTGATGTAGATAGATTAATGAGCAATGTGAGAGTAGGAATGGGAATCAAAACTAAATTGGCTGCTTCGTATGGTGGAATGATTAATGTAAATAATAAAAAACCAATTGCGTCACTACAGGAGTTTGAACAAAACCAAATAAGAGATTTGTATGTTAGAGAAATAATTTTTAACATTAACGATAAAATAAAATATGTCAAAGAAGACATAGAAGGAATAGTAAAAAGACGAGGTACAAATTATATTGTGCTAGAAGATAATAATAACAATTTACACAAAGCATGGATATGGGATTGTATTCCAAATGCTGCTGACAGAGAAGCAGATGTAAGAGAATACAACTTAAATATAGATTATGGATTTAAAGCGGTATCAAATATGGAAGAAGATAAAACACCACAAGACAAAACAGTTGCTAAAAAACCAGGAACTCAACCTAAAAAGTATTACAAAGACCTAAAAAAAGATACAAAAGATAAAAGAGCAGACCATTTCGCAAAACAGAAATATAAAAAATCTGATGACGAAGATGATTACAAAGCAGCTCCAGGTGATAAAGACGCTAAAACTAAACCATCTAAACATACATTAAAGTATAAGAAGATGTTTGGTGAACTTAAAAAAGAACTATCCGATGCTTGTTGGAAAGGATATAAACAAGTAGGTATGAAAGATAAAAATGGAAAAAAAGTACCAAATTGTGTGCCAGAAGCATACGATATTGGACACGATTATGCGAAACATACTACATCAATAACACCTGGACAAGACGGATTTGATCCGAATTATCAAGGAGGTAAGTATGTACCAAGTAATACAAAAGAAAATAACAAACAAGTAGTGACAAGACCTGAAAATACTGATATAAGTGTTAAGAAAAAAGATATTGAAGAATGGGCAATCTCGGATGCTACAATTGATAAATATAGACAAAGATACAAAGAAGAATGGCGATCTAAATTAGATGAAGTCGTACAACGAATGATGGAGAAGCTTGATGTTGAAGTTTAGTGATTATACAAATAAAATTAGTAAAGCTGTTCATTACCATGTAGAGAATAAGATACCTCTAGCAGAGAATATCTATCGTTTACATAGTGAAGAATTTTATAAGTTGTTTAGAGAAGCTAGAGAACTTTATAATGACGGTATATTAGAAGTCACTAGTGATTGGGATAAACATTTACTAGAAACTGATATTGGTGAATTTGATTTATTTGAAGATGAAAAAGTACCACTAGATATGCCAATTGAAGAAGAAGAAAAAGACCCACCTTTGAACAAACCAAAAAGAGGTGGACCAAAAAAGTTTTATGTATTTGTCCGTGATGGTGATAAAATTAAGAAAGTCACTTGGGGCGATACTACTGGTTTAAGTGTTAAACTTAAAAACAAGGAAGCCAGAAAAAGTTTTGCTGCTAGACACAGATGTGATCAGCAAAAAGATAGAACTAAAGCAGCTTATTGGGCTTGTAATTTACCTCGTTATGCTAAGAGTTTAGGTATGAGTGGTGGTGGAAATTTCTTCTGGTAATGGAACTAGAAGATTATTATAAGCCATTTGAAGATTTTGAAAATAGTATATACAAAAATGTATTTACTAGAGTTATAAAAGAAGATGTTGAAGACCAGCAATTGATATGGCACAAGGATAGAAAAGACCGAACTGTCAAAGTAATATATGGTACTGGTTGGAAATTACAATATGATAATGATTTACCTATTGATTTAGAAATAGGTAGACAATATGAAATTAAAGAAGGACAGTTCCATAGATTACATAAAGGTAATTCGGAACTGAAACTAGAGATAAAAGAATATGACTAAAAAAAGTTTAAAAGAATTTAGAACACATTTACATGAAGCGTCTGCTTCTAAAACAAATTTACAGTACCTTAGAGCTAAAACTGCTAGAAACGATCATTTTGAAACAAGAAGATATATTGCTTCAGAGATTTTAAGAGATAGAAAATTAGCAGATGCTTACAAAGCATTAGAAACGGTACATAATGATTTCGCTAGTGTAATAGGGAATGACGCAATAACAATTAGACAAAGGTTGGAAACAACTTTGAAAACTCAATTAAAAAGAAAAGTTTCCAATTGGGACGAAGTATGGAGTGAATTATAATGACATACAGAAAGTCAATGTCTGACGCATACAAAGAAGTACAAGAAGCAACAATCAAACCATATGTTTCAATTTCATCTGGTGGTCAATACAATGTATTAGATAAAGATAGTAAAGTTGTTTTCTCAACAAGAGATGGCAAATTAGCAAATGCTTACTTAAAAAAGAATTACGATAAATTAAAAGAGGGGAGTGAATTGTAATGGCTAAATTTTCAATGGTAGAAGCCTTAAATCAGGTAAGAGAACAAGATAAAGACCACGAAATTTCTATGGCGAGAGGTGAGTTAGAAGCAATCGCAGATAAAGCTACTCAACTATCATCAGCATTAGACGGAAAGTCAGATGATGGCAACCCACTAGAAGCTTGGGTACAATCTAAAATTACAAAAGCAAAAGACTATATCAATTCAGTTTCAGATTATATGATGTATAAACCTGAGGCAGTCACAGAAGCTTATGCGTCTAATTTAATATCAAAGGCAAAAGAAATTGCTAAAAAGATGTCAAACGATATGACTGGCGCAGTAAAAGAAATAGAAAAATTAAGTAAAGGTTTATCTAACGACCCATCAGTCTTATCAGCTCTACAAAAAGCAAATGAAGATATTGAATGGGTAGAAGAAAATAAAATTAGTGATATATTCAAATCAAATAAAGAAGGTGATAGTGTAGAAGATATAGCGAAAAGATTAAAACTTTCTATAAAAATGGTTAAGAGATTATTAGGTGAAGCACAAGAAGAACCTAAAGAAGAAAAAGACGATAAAGATGATAAAGAATTAGAAGATAAAGATAAAGCTATTGAAGCTTTAAAAGATCAAATTAACATCTTAAAAACAAAATTAGAAAATGAAAAACATAGAGCAGTTAAACCTGAACCAAATCCTAAGACAGGTGAAGTTCCTTTAACTATTGGTGTTGCTGCTGCTGAGTTTAAAAAAGAGAAAGAAAAAAAAGAAGTTAAAGAAAATGTTTCAATTAAAGCTTATAAGAATGCTGTTGATCCAACTAAAAAAGGTTTAATGATTTCTAAATCTGGTGGTATGAGTGGTACTATTATGATTAAAGATAAGAAAGAATTAAAAGATTTAGAAACTAAAATAGCACAAGCGAAAAAATTATACAATATTAAAGAAACTAAAAAAGAAGTTTCAGATAAAAAAGAAAATAAACTAGTCAATGAAAAATTGATGAATGAAATATCTGATAAACTTAAAATGAAAGTAGCTCTTAAAAAATCTAAAGAGTTAGGTAAGAAAATTAAAAGTTATAAAGACAAAGTATTCAAAAAAACTATGTCAACAATACCATCTCCTTTATTCGCAAATAAAGATAAAGATAAAGCAGCTAGAGAAAAAAGAGCAAAAGATATGATTAAGTATTATGA